TAATACTTGATCAAGAGTTGGTCTAGTTTCTGGTTTAGCTTTAGTTTGCTCTTCAGCTTTTGCTTTAGCTTCTAACCATTGTGCTTTTCTAACTCCTACTTCAGATATTTCTGCCATTGCGTCAGCTTCTGCATTTACATCGTTAGCTTCTCTAGCTTTTGCTAGTTTGGCTTTCGCTGCATCTAAACCTGCAGTAATACTTTTTTCAGTGGCATCAAGAAAACCTGGTTCTAATTTTCCAAGTTTTGCTTCTACTGCTTTTCTGTTTGCTTCAACTTTTTGAGCGTAAGTGATAGCGGCTTCTTTTTGTCTTTCCGCTTCTCTCCACTTCTTCGTAAGTTTAGCAATTCTTTTTTTAACACCATCGCTGTATTCACCAAGTTCGTCTTTTGGTTTTTCTTCTTCAGCTTTAGGTTCTTCTGATTTTACTTCTTCCTTGGATTCTTCTTTTGTCTCAACAGGTTTTGTTTCCTCTTTGACAACTTCACGAACATTTGGATTTTCAACTGTTTCTTCTTTTTGTTCGACAACAGCTTCGTCTTTTGTTTCTTCTATATCTACATCAACTTCATTTCCTGAAGTATCAATAGGAACGTTTTTTTCAACGTCTTGCATAGTTATCTCCTATGTTAGTATTGATGGACGATATCTTCTGGATTTTTGATGGTAGCTAGAACTTCATCGTCGTTTAAAAGTCTAACTTCCCCACCGTCGATCATGATTCTGCTTCCTGCATATCTTGCAAAAACTATCCAGTCACCTTTTTTACACCAAGGTCCTTCTGGAAATTTGTCTTTGTCATAACAGTGTGGTCCCATTTCTAAAACGAGTCCGCAGTTTGATCCGACTTGCTGTCTTTCTATAGTTTCTTCTGATAGGAATAATCCACCTTTTGTTTTGGCTGCCATTTTAAAAGGTAAGACTAATATTCTCCAACCGGTTGGTTGAGGTAATTTTGTAGATTCTTTGTTTTGAATTTTGTCTAAAACTTCTTTTTCTTTTTTTTCAATATCTTTGTTTTCTTTTTGATATTTTTCTTCTAACGCTAATTTAGTTTTCGGTATCGCGTTTGAATCTGATAATTGTTCCGTCTTCATTTTTTTGCTCCTTCTTTGGTTCTAGCAGGTTAGAGATTTCCTGTGAAATTTTTAAATAGGCATGTGCCTGTCCTAACATGTACTTGTATTTCTCCATATTGTCAACCCCACCACCTATCATAGTGTCACCTAATCCTTGGTAGGATTCCTTTAAATACTTTTGTATTTTATCTATTATTGTTATTGGATCTTCCATTATTTAACGTACCTTTCTATTATTTTTATTTTCTCTTCTGCATCCACAATAACTTGTAGAAGTTTGTCCATTTCATTCAAATGTTGAGGATGTTCACCTATTCCTACAGAACTTTTAGTGTAGATATTTAAAGTTGCTATTGATTCAGCAATTTGTGCTTCGTATCGTTTCTTAAGTGCTTCTAACATTTCCATCTTTTTCTAGCCTGACGTAGTCTAGAATTAGGATCTTTTGCTGCCTTTGGAAATTTTTTCATTTGGCCTGCGCTTCTTGCGCAATACGACTTACGTCGATTTGCAGCTTTTGATCCTGGTTTGACCTTGCCAGTGACCGCTGTTTTTAGTTTGGAACCGGGATTTTTTCTTCTGTAGGCTTTGACACCGGCTCGGGTCATTCCTGCTCCAGACTTTGTAGGTCTGAAATTCTTTTTATTTCTAGCTGGCATTTTTGCTCGACCACCATCTTTAAATCCTGGTGCGTCTACCATTCCAGCATAGTATTTTTTATAACTTGAATTTTGTGCGTTAAGAGTTCCTTTTGGAGTTTGAAAATCACTCTTCATGTATGAACCAATATATTTTGTATTTGGCATTCTCATACTAGTCCTCCGAATCTTGCAAATGTTTTTACGTTAGTTGGTTTAGGTCCAGTATTAGATACTTGTCTTTTTCGTTTGACAGCACTCGCCTTTTGCGAGCTTGACATTCGTGTGGCTTTTGCAAGTGGCACGCATTTTGGATACTTCCGCTTGCTTCCCTTCTGACGACCGCAAGGTTGATATTTCCCGTCTTTCTTCGGTGCTCCTATATCTACCCACTTCTCGTCTAACCATTCTTTAAGACCTTTTTTTGCCATTAAATTATTTGTGTTTTTTTATGCTTAATAACTTTACCTTGGCCTCTTCCCATTACGCCACCAACAACTCTTCCACCACTCTCATATTTTTTAGCTAGAGATGGAGAAATTTTGTTTTGTACACCTTCTGGTAATTTACTAAAGCCTTTAAATTTACTTGGTACATTTTTAGCCATTGCAGATCCTCCGTTTGCTTTTTTAGTTCTTCCTACTTTACCCTTACAATATTTAGAGGCCCAGATATTAGCATAAGCGCTAGGGTAAACTTTGAATTTACGCTTTGCTGCTGCTTTTCCTGCTGGACACAATTTTGCCATGTTAGCCTCTCTTGTTTAATTTTTTTAGAGTCATCGCAAATCTTGCACGTTGACCTAACTTACCTTTTTTCTTTGCCGCTTTTTTTAATTTAGAATCCGGAATCTTTTCACCTTTTTTAATTTTAAGGGCTTTTCTTAAAGACCCCGGTTTCTTAATTGCTTTTTGAATAAAATTTTTAGACATTACTATCTATTAATTTTACCTTTTTTCTTCATCTTGCTACCGAATTTTCCGTAAGACTCATTTCTAGAAGCTTTTAATTGCTTCTTAGTTCTTTTCTTCTTAATTCTCATAGCAATAGATTCATCTTTTCTAGCGTTGTAACCTTGTTTCTTCTTGCCAACTTTACCACCTTTTTTGTACATAGCACCACCTCTCATGCCCATGTCATCTTGGTAATAACCAGATTTCATATCTTTTCTTGCAGTCGACATTGATCCTCCGCCAGCTTTCATGGCTCTTCCGCCAGATTTCATAAATCTAACATTTGATCTTACTCCGTTTTGTCTCATTTTTTACCTCCTCTAAAAATTTGTGTTCCCTTGATACCATAAATACTCGCCACGACAAGGATCCACAAATTTGTAAACCATGACGGTAATTGCGAGAACATGTCAAAAAACATTTTGACCTTGTCCATCGCTGTCGGGTCGTCTGATACGACTGCCCATGCCAACACCGCTACCGGAGTTGACAATATTATAAGAACGGCTTCGTCCTTCCAATCTGATTGTCTCGCTTCTAACAATTTACCTTGGTAAGCTTCCTCACCTCGAGCTTGTTTTTCTGCATGCAATAATTGTGCTTCAGACATTGCCATTTTAGCTTTTTGTCTGTTAGCATAAATTTTAGAACCAGCTTGTGCGGCTAATTTAATCGCTTGTAGCCACATAAACTAATACCAAGTTGCTGTTTTTTTCTTATCAGCTAGCATTCTTCTTCTACCTCGAACATCAACTGTATTTCCTTCGTTGATTTTGTTCACAGGATCGTCTTGGTTGGTAATAATTTTAGATCTTGGGTCTACTGCTACTTTCCCAACCTCTTCTTTATACTCAACGCCACCTGTTTGGTATCCGTCTTTACCAACTCCTAGCTCTTTAGTTATTTTAACCATAGTTTTCTCCTTATTAAATTGTTTATACCTACTTTTTAGGGAAATTTCTACCGAAATCAAATTTTTTGCCTGCGGTAGACATTTCTTGCTTCGTTAAACTTGTTGCAGCTCTTAATTCTGCTAATTCTTCCGTCTGATCTAGCTTCTGTTGGAAGTTAGCTTGGTTCATCATAGCTCTCATACGATCAAGATTGATTCTTTCTTCATCATCTTCAGCTCTTCTTTGATTTTCAGCTGCTCTTAAGTCTAATTCTCTTGCTTTTAGCTTAGTTAATGGGTCAGCACCTAAGCCACCATTAATTTCTGAGTCTTCTTTTTTAAATTCTGCCATCATTTCAGCAATCAATACAGCTTTTCTAGACTCAATCTTTTGCATCATGTTCATTAACTGAGGTTGAAGCTGCGGATTTTGCTGAATTTGTTGTTGCATCATAGCTACTGTTTGTAATTCTTGTGCAAATTCTATTTCAATCTGCTCTTGAGACATTAATGAAATATGTTCCATAATATTTTTCTCAATACTTGCTACCATCATCGGTGAATTTTGTACTAAGTTAGTAGCTAAGAAATTTAAATGCGCCGTAATGTGAGCTCTATGATCTTGACCAGGGAAAGCTTGAAAAGGTTTACCTGCCATTGCATCAATATGTTCTAATGCAGGATCTTTTGGCATTGGCGGTTGTGGTTTTTTTAATAACAAATCAATATCTTTTACACCTAACGCTTCATACATATTTCTATACGCTTGATAAACGTTATGGACTTGTGGATTGGAAACTGCCAGCTGAAGTTCCGTTTGTGCGAGAGAGATCCTCTGTGTTTGAGAAAATATATTTGGATCTGCAACTGGCAGTATATCAACTCGGTCATCAAAGTCAGCTTGTTTAACTGTTCGCGAACCACCCACAACATCATAGGGGTATTCTGGTGGGAGGTAAAGTTTATAGACTCGAGCTAATAATCTAAATTCACTTTTTAGTGAAGCATATAATCTTTTATGGATCGCCGACATTGTTCTCGATCCTCTTTCTAGCAATGCTACGGTCGTACCCACAGCTGCTTGTTGATTACCCTCTCCTACTTGCAAGTCTGCTATTGAAGCAAATCTTTGACCTGCTTGTACTACGACGCCCATAAGCTGTAACAAAGTTTGTGATGGTTCCTTAAATGGAAGCATCATAAATGAATCTTTTATATTTCCACCAGGAGCATCTACATCTCTAAACTCTCCAGGTTGAATTGACTGTGCATCATCTCTGATTCTAATTCCTCTTTGTTTAAACCCTGCAGGTAAGTTAGATAAAGTTCCTGCGTCTAATAGTTGTCGTAAGGCTTGTGTTGCTGTTCTTGATAGTCCACCAATCATGTGAATTAAACCTAGGCCATAGAAACCAAGACCAGGTAAAAATTTAAAGTGAGTGAAATATTTTATTCTAGATTTATTAGGATCACCAATTTCATAGTTTCTTCTAATAGATAAAATAGATCTTGTTGCTTCTTCTAAAGTAACAATGTACGGAAGTTTAATCCCTGTTGGGTTACCATCCACATCTTTATCTTCGTATCCTTCTAAATCTAAATCCGTATGTATTTCTAAAAGCGTAAAAACATTTTCTTGTGCTGTTTTTCTAATTCCTTCTAGTTCTCGTTCTTTAGCTTTAAGATCTGAAGTTGTTGTAGCATTATCAGTCGGTGTTCCTAAATCGATATCTCTATAGAAACCTGCTACTTGTTGTTTACGCAAAGTGTTCTCGTCCATTTTTAAAACATGAACGATTGCTTCCGCATCGTCTAATGAGGTAGCCGTATACGGAACAACCAGATCATCTGCCGGTACAAATTTAGAAACTGCACGATTCATTAATTCATCGTAATACGTTTTCTTAAATGCTGAACCCGCTAAAGGTAAATAAAATAATAATTGATCAAAGTCAGGTTCGTACTCTGGCATCTTTTCCATAAGTTCGTAATTCATGTAATCTTTGACTCTCTCTGCTTGTTGAGTTTTTTCTGGAGTAACTTTTCCAACGACCGCTGTTCTTACTGGTCCTTCGGCCGGGAGTAATTCTTTATAAGCCAAAGCTTGAAATTGTGTAACCGCTTCTGCTAAAACTGGATGCGTAGCACCACTAGCGTTTTGAAAAGGTTCTGTTTTGTCTTCGTATTTAAATCCTAATAAATCTAATCCTGATGTATAAGTTCTTTCCCAGTCTCTTCTAGATTCTTTATACTCTTCAAAATTTGTTTGTAGTTGTGTGCCTAATGGATCAAGAATCTCATCACCAAGGAACTCAGCTAAATTAGAATAGTGCTCGTCACCTTCTTCAGGAGCAACGGCTCTAGGATCAAAGTTTACATCTACTGATCCATCTTCGTTTTGAATCGTTTCAACACCATCAGGAGCTGTTACTTCTTCAGTAACTTTCTCTTGTACTTTTTCTGTAATCTCCTCTTGAGATGGTATTTTAACTTCGCTTCTTGTGTTTGGTAATGATTTGTCTACGTTGTCCGCCATTATATATTTTCTCCTTTACCTCTTTAACAGTATTATAGGATATATTCAAGCCTTGAGGATTAGGGCCTGATTTTGGAGGCAACAGATTTGTTTTAGGGTATTTCATTATACCTTCAATATTCCAGCTACGCCGCCATTAGCTTTACTTTGAGCTTTTCGTTTTATTATAAGATCTACTAGACCTGGTCTAGCTCCGGTAGTGAATATGATTTTTTCTACGTTATCTTCTCCCTCATCAATCATTCTCTCAATTGCTTTTATCTGCATATCTATAATTCTTTGCGAAGGGACATTTTCTTCTCCAGATGGTTTAGTATAACCTAAATCAATTTTACTTTCGCCTTCTAATTCTTTTTGCATATCCTCCTCTTCTTTTTTCTTATCAAATTTTATATAAGGTCCTTGATCTGTAGCTGGACCTGGTTTATTAACACCAAATTCTATATCTGTAATTTCATTAACCATCGTAGGGTTTTGTTTAACTTCTTCTTTTAAAGCTGCTAATTCATCTGGATCTAAAGATCCGTTAGCTAAACCAATTCTTAATGCAGTTATAACTCCACCATTAGCTTTTTTATCAGGATAATTTACTCCACCCATTCTACTGATGTAATCTGTTAAACTTTCTCCGGCTTCTACTAAAATACCGTTTTTGTAATCGTCTATAAGTTGTTCGTAACTATTTTCCATATTAATAAAACTTCTTTGCTTTTCGTGGTCCTTGATCCTCTTTGTAATCTTCAGGATGCTCTATCAAACCACCTTGTCTAAACCTCATCACAGCTTGTGTCATACTATCGACCAAGTCATCGTGATCACCATAAGGGAAAGCAGCACACTCTTCGATAACATCTTGAGCAAACTCCATATGAGTAGGTGCCCAGATTTTACCACTTTCAAACAATGGGGAAACTGAGTTGACACGAGTATGCTTGTCATTTCCC